ACCAGTTTTTGCTAGCTCAGAAACCTGGAATGGTCTCAAGAAAGCTGTTGCAAACATATCTGTTTGTACTAGAAGAGCAGAACGTCCACTGCTTCTTAGTATTCTATCAGCTACTACTTGTATCTCACCAAAGTCAGAAACATAAACGTCAATAGTAGCCACTAGACTTCTATCTTCTGCCATGTCCATACGAGTTGAGTTACCAGTAAATCCTGATACTTTTTGTTTGTTGAATGATCCAACTAACATCAAGTTTGGCTCTCCGCCATTGTCATAACAGTTTTTTAATTCTGTTTTGAGAATAGCTTCAGTAAGAACTCTTTGTGTGCCGTCTGTGACAGTACCACTTGAGTTTCCACCACCAGCACCATAGACGTTGTTGGTAGTAGTCCAAGATTCAAAACCTCTTGAAGTTCTTGCACCACCGCCATTGCCTGATCCTGCTGCTGCTGCAACTTTACCAGTTAGGGCAAGTTCCATATCTCTTTTTAGTTCTTTACCAGCTTTTGCCACTTGATAAGCTAGTTCGTCAGTCATGCCTGCTTTTTTAGTTACTTCTTGTGTACCAGTTACAATCACAGGTTTGTAAGAAATCTGCGTATAGTTGAATACACGAGTCGTAGCCGATAAAGCAGCATTAGGAGCATCATCTCCTTCTATTTGTGCGTTTGCCGCTGCTGCTGCTAATGTATCTGTTTGCCACTCGTGCTTGGTGAAGCTCGCAGTAGCTGTTGCGATAGACGACATAAAAGGTGTGTCAGTTGGTGTAATGTTATAAATTACATTCGCTAAATCTTCTCTATTGTCGTTAGCATCAAAAGTTTCATACGCATTAGTTGTAAATGCCATTTTTGATTACCTCTAAATAAATAATTAATAGACTATAAAAGATTTTTAATTAGGTTTTGTGCATCTTCCACTCTGCCTGTCTTTTTAAGTCTGTTCCTAAGTTGCGCTCTTTTTTCTGAACTTACTTCATCTGCCGTTTGTTTAGTGCCAGGCTTGGTTACTTTAGGTACATTTTTGACCTTCTTGCTTTTAATTTTAGCATTAACCAATTCCTCGTACTTCATAGCATTGTTCAAAGCCTTTACACTTCTAGCATCAACTAGTTGCGAAAGTTCTTGTTCCGTAAAACCTATAGTCATTGCGTAATTTTTAATTTTCGTTTTGATTTTAGGTCCTTCTACTGGATGATCCCAATTAGGGATATCTTTATTAAGAACTTTATTTTGCTCAACTTTAACTTTTTGTAATTGAGCAATCGCATCAGATTGTGCTTGTAGCACTTGTGCATTTTTCTCATCTGCTATTTGCTTCTGGTTTGTCTGTAAATCCCTTTGCTCATCTTTTCTAAGAGCATATTGCACAGGGTCTTCTTCCTTAAGTTTAGCCCAATCAATGTCATCGTACTTTTTCAAATCTGATGTCACAATTGTGTCTAAGTCCTCAAGACGTGATAAGTAGCGCTTCTTCTCTTGTTGAGTAGTTTCTAACTCCTTAGCAAGCAAGCTTTGCTCTGCTTCAAGTTTTTTTCTGTCCTCAGCAAGTATAGATTTATCTCTACTGTAATCAGCCCCAAATTGAAAACCTTTTTTCAGTTCGTCAAGGGTCACAGTATGCTCTTTACCTGCCGCTTTGACAGTGTAGCGCTCCTGTTCCTCTGGTTCTTCTTCAGTGTCTTCTATTTCTAGGTCATCTGCTGTAAGCCCATCTGGGTTACTCGCTTCTGTTTCAACTGATTCGGACTTCATGTCCTGTTCAGATGCACTTTCTTGTGCCTCTGTTTTATCTTCGTCTTCTTCGGATGGCTTCTCTGAAGCGCCTAAAAGACTGGATTCTTTTAATGCTCTCTGCGCTGATGCTACATCAGTCACAGGAACACCGCCTATTGCGGATTCTTTTATTGGGATGTCTTCGTCTCTAGCCATGACTATTTACCTCCCTTCAATTCTTCTTGGACTATTTTGCCATTCTCCATAGTGTTTACTAACACGCTTTGTGCGGTCAATACACCTCTTATGGAATGATATAGTGCCTCTCTCTTTGCAGTTTCCTCAATATCAGTTCTGATCCATTTTTGAAATATGTCGTTTTGGATTACTTCATGAGATTTAATTAACAAAGGGTCTTCGAGTATCTCTTTTGCTCGTCTACCATCTTTAACTTGTGTTTCTTTATCGGTCATTTTCTTCTCCAATTTGGTAAACTCTGTCTACAACATGTGTAGGTATAGGTCGTTTACCTGTTAAATATCCTCGAATATCGTTGTGTGATATTGATGTTTTCAAGGATAATTCGTTTACAGAAATGCGATGTTTTAACATTAACTGCTGTAAATCTTTGTGTGATATTTTATTATTCAGCTTTTTGCTACCTTTTTTGCTCTTGCAGACAAATCTTTAAAATGAACTACAGGTTTTGATGTTTTGCTGTGTGTCTTGCCTGTATGTATTGCCCCATTGGGCATTTTATGTACTGCGCCTTTGTATTCTTTGCCTGTTTTAAAATAATGTTTGGTCTTAGCTCCCATCAGCAACTTCCCATTTTCTTTTTCTTTTTCTTTTTATCGTCTTTCTTTTTTTTGTTACTTTTTTTGTTTCCGTATCCGTATGCCATTACATTAACCTCAATAAGTTTGTAAATTTATCTGTTGCTAAGATCAAAATAACGATAGCCGTCCAGGCTATGTATTTGAATCTAAACACCTCTATCTTGACCTCTCTCATATCTTTTTCGATATGTTGAAGGTGATTTACTTTGATATCAGAAATATCTTTCTTAATTAGCTCCATTTCTGTGTTCAATTCGTTCAAATCTTTCATGCTAGTGGTAATTTTTTACGTTTTGGGTACATGTTTAGCGCCATAGCTACACATTTTTTGTGTTTTTCGCCCTTGCTGGTGCAATATTTTATCTCTTTCGAGATAAGTTTTCTCCTTTGCACTTTGCCAAATCCAGATGTTTTCATTATTTTGGTCCTATTCCTACAGGTCTACCTTGTACTGCTTCTAAGCGTAGTTCCGCTTCATTGAGTACAAGTTGTTGTTTTTTAAGTTCTAAATCTTGTTGTTTGATAGCAAAGTCAACCGCAGCAGTCTTTTTCTTCATCTCAAGTTCTTGTTGCTTGAGGCTAGCATCCATTGCATCGTTTTGAGCTTGCATTTTAAGTTTTTCTACTTCAAGTTGTGCTTTTTGCATAGACAACTGGTCTTCCATCGAAGGTTGTGGTTGTTTAGGCGGTATGGTTGCAGGATCAGTTAAGAAACTGTTAACATTTTTATACCCAGACTGTTCTATATATTCTGAGATAGCGTTGTAAATGTTTTGTGGTTGCACGAGTGTCCCCATGCCTCCATTTTGCACTAAGGTCTGCAAAATATTCATAATGCTAGACATTGTTTGCAATTTAGAAGTCTGACTACCTGATCCAATACCTACGTTTACTACGCAGTTAAGACTTTCTTTCCATCTCGAAACATCAATTGGTATAAATTTGCCGTTCAAATAGGCTATCTTTTCTCTGTCTTCGTACCTCTGTATTAGCTGATATATGCACTTAAATACGTCTTTTATGCCTGTTTCTGCAAATATACGAGCTATCAGCTCAATTCTTTGCATAGAAGCCTCTGTAGCGGCTGATATAGCCCCTGACGTTACATGTGAGGTCAATACCTCTGGATTTAAGCCTTGAGTCATTTTAGACACCCCAGAGCGCTCTTCTCTGATGCCGTCTAAGTATTGAACCATCTGAAACGCATAAGGTTGTATCTGTGGTGTTGGCAAAGCAGTTACAGCATTAGGCGCTCTCATCCTAACTATGCCTCCTGGTCTGCTAGTCAATAGATCATCTAACTCTACTTGTCCTGCTAATACTGCGTATCTTGCATTGTTAGTCAGATACATGTTATCCAAAAGATTTCTCATAATCGTAGATTTGATTAATTGAATATCTTTAACTGTATCCGCAATACTCATTCCGTAAAACTTATGCGGTATCGGCATTGGGCATATGCTTGAGAAAGGCACATAGTCAATTTCTTGATTATCTAGGATATAATCTCCGCCTTTAGTAATTTTTCTAAGTTCTGCTATACCATCATTGTCGTAATCGATCCTAAGATAGCATTCTTCAATCCAAACCTGTCTGGTTGCACCAGTTCCCTCGTCTGGTGGTATAGAATCATCGTCAAAACTAAATCTTGCGAGTCTTTCTTCGTTCCATTCAGCGTTATTTTGTGAATAACTTGGTATGTTTTCTATTTGTTTCTTAGTATAACCCTCTAAAATCAAGTCGCTAACAGTTTTTTTGACTCTATGGCATATAAACTGTGCTGATTCTATGTCTGTGGCTCTTCTAGATATCAAAAACTCCTCTGGTGGCACAGAAATAACCTTAACTTGCCCATTTTTCTTAGTTCTTTTTACTTTGAGGTCGTGTTCTGCAATCCTAGGTGAAATTATTTGACCTTGTTCCTCGACAGCCTCTTTTTTTACTGTCTCTGTGTGTTCTAAAACCTCTAAATCATCATTTGCCAATATAGATTGGTACTCTATGTCAGTTAATTTTTCGTAATACTCTGTCGTTACGTCTTGAGTTTCTTCCCAATAATGCTTAATTATGCCTGTTTTGCTTATAAGTGCGTCTTTAAAGGCATCATACAGCACTTTAAAGCCATTATTTTGCTTGTTAAAGACATAATTGACATAATCAGTAGCCTGTTTAGCCATTTCAACGTCTTCTGGTCCTTCTGGCTCAAATTCTGCTACATTGTTGTGTGTTGTAAACACACGCATTAGCGATGGCATAATATATTCGACTGTATCTCTTACATCAGTTGTTACGATTTCTGATCTACCATCAATTTCGTTACCAAAAGGCTCGCCAAGGTAATATTTCATAGCATCTTCTCTTTGAGAAGACAATTCGCTGTTCATATGCCCTGTAGACGCTTCTATTTCGGATGAAAGCCTCGATACTAATTCTTCATTGGTAATTTTCTTTGTTTTTGCCATCTATTTCTTCTTTTTTGGTTTGTTTTCAACAGGTTTTGTGTTTTTTTCTTTCAAAAGTTTCACTTCTTCTGCTAAAAATATTAATTTTTCTTCCATTTCCTGTATTTTAAAAGCCATTTGTGTCGCTGTTTTCATCAATTCTGGCATTTATTTATTCCTCATTTAGCAAGATATTTTGTATAATCAGGCAGTCCTTTCTTATCTTCAAATCTTTTATCTCTTGCATATCTTCCATCGAAAGGCAGAAATCTTTTATCTCTTGCATATCTTCCATCGAAAGGCAGTTCTTCAGGATTATCCTCCACAGTCTTTTTTTTATTGACTGTATGTGGCACTCCACCTCTTATTCTTTTCTTAAATCTTTCTGCTGCTGATTTTGCCATTGTTATCTCCTAAACTATTGCGACATCTGGTCCAAGCCTTCCCTTAGAGTTCCATTTGGAAGTCTCTACAGTAGAATGTCTTAAACTCATTGCTGCGTATCGTGTTGCGGACATTAAATCGTCCTTTATTTTAACTATTTTCCCATCTTTACGATGGTATAATCTAAATTCTTCAAACCAGTCATACATGGTATTGAAAACCTTAAATTTTCCATGCTCCATCCTGGTTAACATCTCCATAATGCCGGCTTCTACAGAGTTTCCGCCCTTTTTCTCGCCTAATGCAGGTGGATTCTCAAAATGAAATGGCAACATATTGACATGTGCCGCTCTATATTGCTCTGCAAGCGTTACTCCTGATCCTTTATCGTGTTGATAGCCATCATGAGGCCACACAATAGGGATGTAATTTGACCCATCTCGTTGGTTGATGTGCGATGCATGAAAATCTGGTGTCTGTTTAGACATTTTGTAGCAATCATAGACATACACAATATCCTCATCGGCATCCCATGCTAGCCAAACCACTGCTGTAGGGTGATCGTATCCAAAATCTAAGCCTGCGATCCTAGGGAAATGTGGCGGTATGGTGAAAGGCTCGCAGGTCAGACTGTCCTCTGTGACTGGAAATATCAAGCCACTTCCAATCATAGGAATTCCTTTTGACCTCATTTCACGCTCATGCGGCGGTAAAGCTTGCAATATTTGCTTTTTCATGGCTTCTGTTAGATGCTCTGCATCCTCCCAATCTGCCGTTACTAGCGCTTGTCCTGGTCTTAAATCGGTTGTAAAGTTCTGCACAACCTCTGTCATGCCGTTCTCTGGGGTAAAAGTTAGGTATACTTGACCGCTTTTATCCAATGTACGAGTTATACACTGTGAATAAATCTCTCTGGGTGGCTCTTCATCAAGCCATACGAGGTCAATACTCTCCCCCATAAATTTTTCAGCCCCTTGCTCATAAGCCTTAAAGGCAACCCTAGACCACCCTCCAGTTTTGTGTTTTACAAGCACCGAGGAATGTGCATTTGGCACACCTGGTTTTCTTGTCGTTTCACCAATGAGATGCTTAGGGATTGATCCTTGCCCTTTATCTCTAGGATTGTCTGGTTGCCCAAATAGTTCTTTTTGGCAGATATCTCGTGTAGTTTCGTTACTCGCCCCGCATACCCATGCTCTAATTGGCTCTTTAAATCGCCTTCCTTTCCACCAATCAGGGTATAAACCTGTTAAATGAGCCGCCATCTCCATAGCGCCCACATACGATTTCCCCACCCTATTAGCCGCCATAAGCAATCTTTGATTGGCATCAGTGCCTGCTTCATGAAACCGCCTCTGAAAGGCATAAGGATGGTAATAATTCAGTTTATTCTCTTGTCGCCTCTTTTTAAGGGTAACAATGATTTCTTCAATTCTTTTATTATCTTTCATTTGGGAAAGGTTGAGAAAACAACTAATCTTGGAGGAAAAGGAATGATCTCAACCCAAATATCCAAAGTTTTATTTAAGACACTCCTTATTTTAAAGGCATGTATCCACTTCTAATATTCTTATTTTTTTTCAGGAAAGTCAACTATTATGTGTTTGTATGTATTTTTTATTCTTTACCCCTTAATTTATACTT